CTCTTTTGGTGACACAGATATTTAAGTTTCAACGGCAATCGGGCTTTAAACGCCCATTACACGCAAATAATCGCCTTGTTTGTAATCAATACATGGGTTGCCGTATGCCCTGTATATGCCCCTTTGTTCCAATTGGGTTTTTTCTGCGTGATGTGTGACGCATAGGCTTTGAAAGCGATTAATAAAAAATGCTTGTTCGCTTATTTGAGACCATGGAAACAAATGGTCAACAACGTTTGCAGGGGTAATGATGCCGTTTGCGTTGCACCCTGCACATATAGGGTTTTTACTTAATTGTATTTGGCGTAACGCTTGCCATTGACGCGTATTGTATTTGGCGTTGAAATCTTTACGTTGTTTAGTGCTGTTGTACTTTTGGTTGTACACGCGTTCATCATAGCCGCCATGTTGTATGCAATTAGCGTTTAACTTGGACTTAATGTTATGACAGCCTAACGTTGCGCATTTGGTGTTAATTGGTATCGTTGGCATATTTAAATGACCACGCTTTAACATCTTTTCTAAAACCATCCTTACGTTGCATATTGCCACCAACGCTTATCTTATGTTGACGCATCACAGCGTTCAATCGCCATTTGGGGTCGCGCCTTAACGCGTTATACACGGGTATGCTTGAAAATTTGCCCATGACCTCATAATTTTTCTCATGTACCAATTTGGCGCATTTGTTTAAAAAATGTATGCCTAAGCCAAACCCACAATAATCGGGGTGTATTACAAGACGATTGAAATGTAATTGCATCATTGTGCCAGCGCGATGTGGCACGTAATTGGAAAAGGCTAAAAAGCCAATTTGATTTGAGCCATCCCATAAGCCATAAAACAATTGCTTACCACCGGCTAAATTCTCGCTTAAATAATGATAACGGCTAAAGTAACGCCATGTGTGCCTATCGGTCTCATACACGTTAAATTCAAGCCGTTCTGTGCGTTGATAGTCTCGCCAAAGTGACCTCCGGTCGGTGTACGTCTGTTTGTTAGCGTCAATGACCCAATCAGGGTTTAACCATTCAACAACGTCGTAATGACATGACAATAATACAATGCGTTTTGCCGTTTTGCGTGCGTGTTTCTGTATGCAATGGCTCATAACTTTGGCAACGGTTCGGTCAACAACGCTTGTCCATTCGTCAATGACAATCATTCCATCTTCACGCGCCATTTGTAACGCGCATTCCGCACGTGCCTTTTGACCATTAGATAACGTGTATGCGGGTCGTATCCAACATGGCACGCTTGTTAAGCCAACGCCACATAACATTTCCGCGCATTGGTCGTATGACATTGATTCGGGAAATTGCTCAATAATTGGGCGTTGTGGGTCGAGTATTTCATTAAAACACTCATTACCCCATATATGCTTTGCCAACGTCGTCTTACCGCTTCCTGACGCGCCTACGATTAAACCTATGCTGTATGCGCTTTGTATGTCGGCTTTGACTTGGAAATGATGCGTTGATTTTTTCTCAGCATCAATGTCAAGGCTGTTTGCCGCTTTAATTGCGCGAAATGATTTGGCTACAGGCGATGCAAGGGTTAACTCATAATTTTGCACTCAAAACCTCGCTTTTGCATTTCTTCATAAAGCGTTTCCAATTCACGTTCGCCTGTACATTCAATTAACAATGTATTACGGCTGTCATCGGATGGCTCTTTAAAATCTTCGTCAATTTCAGCATCGTCAAAATTTAATGCTTTTAATTCATCAACATTAAAGCCAATTAATGAAACGTCAAATCCAGCGTTTTGCAATTGTTGGATTTCAAATAAAAGCAATTCATTATCCCAACCCGCGTTTAATGCTAATTTGTTGTCAGCAATGATGTACGCTTGTTGTTGTTGTTCGGTTAATTCGCCAAGTTCAATTGTGGGTACGGTTTCGTAACCAAGTTCTTGAGCCGCTTTTAGCCGACCATGACCGGCAATAATGCTGTTTTTTGCGTCAATCAATATCGGATTTGTAAACCCAAATTCACGTAGGCTTGCCACCAATTGCGCAATTTGCTCATCGCTGTGCGTGCGTGAGTTTTTTGCGTATGCTGTAAGTTCGGTTGTTTTTTTGTATTTGATTGCTAATTTTGTCATATCTTGTTTGTGTTAATTATTTTAAAAATTTTAATTTGTACACGGTTGTATTAAGCAAATTTGCCACGTTGTCAATTTCGTTTTGGATTTCATTGTCTTGTGGCATTTCACCGCGGTAATTTTGCACGTAATCGCGTAGGCTTATCATATATGCCAATGGTTCAGCATCGCCTGTGCGGAACATTGATGGATATGGTTCAATGATGACTTCGTACGCGCCTTGGATTGATTCCACAAGCCCGTCAACCAAATCGGGAATTGAATCGTAATAACCGGCAAGGGCAACGTGTTCTGAATATGACAACGTTTTAAAATGCATTAAATGAGTCAACGTTGCCGAGTGCAACAATGTGCTGACAAATGTGCCAATTAATTGATTGTCCATAATTGCTTCCTCTTTAAAACCGGATGCGTGTGCGGCTTGTCCGACTTGAATTGCTTTTTGTTTGCTTGCAAATGGTCCTTTTGAACCCCAATACCATCCGTCTGTTTTTTTGCTAATTGGCATACATTACCCCTGTTTTTGATATTGTCTGCGTTTGCACGATTTGATGCAACCGCAATTTGGTTCAATTTTCCATTCGGGAACATTACCCCATTTACGCAATGATAACGACAACATTTCACGCATCATTTTGCATGGCTCCTCAAGCAACAATCGTTGTTTGCACCCATAACAAGTAAACGAATAGCCGCCATGATATTGCTTTGTTTTCGCATACGTGCAATCCCGACACACTTCGCCGACTTGTATTGAGGTCATACAATTATTTCGGGTTTTGGCAATTTTGTTAAATGATACGTATAAAGCCAAACTGTCTTGCGACCACGTGATTGTTCATTTTTTATTGGTTCACGCGTCATGTATCGTTGACGCATAAAATAACAAAGTCCCATTGAAATTTGGCTTGATTTCAATTCCGGCAACGCATGACGTATGTCTGTCAATGTCAATGGTGTTTCTGCTGATGTAAAAACGTTTCGTATTTTTGTTGCCGCATTTGCCATAAAAAAACCCTCATGTATTAGATGAGGGGATTATGGCAGTTATGTAATATCTGTCAAGACGTTAAAACAGCAACAGCACGATTTTTTATTGCGTCGCCATTGCCAAACCATGTATTGTTTAATCGAGCATCATCTGTGCGTGATGGATGATGATGGTCAAAATATTCGGTTACGGAATTAAGCAACGCCCATTTGCTGTCGCCAACCAATTCAGCACCTTTTGCCTCGCCTTTAAACAAATCCAAAATTTTGTTGTACGTGCGATTTTTTTCCAAATTAAAATTTGGCTGTTGCAATTGGTCTGCCGTAAACAAAATACGCTTAATGAAATTATCTGCTTGCGTTGTTGTAATACGTTGACGTTCAAGGTGTTTAGCCATTTCCATAAATCCATCAAACGATGCTACAGCCGCACCCAATTTTGATTTCATTAATTCGTGGTCAAACTTGCGGGCGTGTGTAAATGACACGCAATGCGCGTTGTCTTGCATTGACAATGACAATGTATTGTTGCACACGACACGCACGCTGGTAAAGCGGGCAGTCGTTGCCAATGATTTGTCTGCGGATGTGGACAACAATAAAAAACCACCAACGCCATCGCCATCACAAACTTCACCAAATTTGCCCGTTTCGGCTAATGCCCAAAAACGCTTGCCACCAAACAATGTTCCGGCTGTATGTAAACGAAAACCTGATTCTTCGACCAAATCACGGAAAAATTCCAATACATCGGCGGGTTGAACCACTTGATAACGGTCGGACACAACGGACAATGGTTGTTCATTGTCACTGCGAAACAATACGTTTTGCTTGGGAAAATTTACAATGTCACCATAAAAGCCGTGAGGCATAAAACAAACGGGTGATGATTCGATAGTCCAATCCATACCAGCGGCAACGCGCCATTGTTCGATGGTGGCGTTTTGGTCAAGTGCTTGACCCAGACCATGCCAAGGGGTTGCTCCCACAAAAGCCATTTCTGTGTAGCCGTCAGCGCGGATTGTAAGTTCGTGTGCCATGATTAATTTCCTTTTAAATAATTAACGATTGATAAAAAAACATTGGTTGGCGTGGCTAACGCCTTTGGAATCGATGTAATGCTCACCACATCCGGCCATATATTCAATTAAGAAAAATGCACCGCCAACAACAAAAGCCAAACTGATAAGGCCTTGAAATATCCAAATTATTAATTGCTTAATAAATTTCATGCTGTCACCTTGTTCATTGTTGCAAATTCTGTCAATGTAACCAAACGCACGTTTTGACTGTCAATGCGCCAGCCTTTGGCACGTGCAAATCGGATTGCTTGCATAAACGTGCAAGGGATTGTTACTTTGTGCCATGTGTTGTCATAGTCGCTATGCAAAACAATTAAATAATCTTTTTTCCATGCTGTGTTTTTCATAATTTCTTCCTTTTGAATGTTTAAAAAATTACGACATTTGATTGTGTCGTGAAAGTATTATATTAAATATCCGTGATGTATTACATCCAAGGCAAAAAAACATGGCTTAATTCATTTAATAAACGACGACGGCTGTATGTATCAAGCGATTGATACGCTGTTGCCATTGCTTTTTCAAATGGACTGCCATGCAACAACATATATTTAATTGCATCAGAAAAATTAAATTCTGTGTGCTGTAAATTTGTCAAAACTTCGGGTTGCAATGTTTTCATCATGATTAATTTCCTTTTAAATGTTTAAAAATGGGGGGCTTTCACCCCCGTTGCTGTTATTAATTGATTACGTTGAAGTGAAAGTGGATGCCATAGTTCAATGCATTAATACCAATGAACAATGGGTAAAAACGACCATCTGTGTGCTGTGTCACGATGTAACGAATAGCACCCAAATGAGCCTGTTCTAAATTAGGGCTGATTTTTTTGGCAACTGCGGCGTGTGCGTTGGCGGCAGTTTTGTAAGTTTTTGTTGGGATGATTTCTACGTGTGTCATGATTTATTTCCTTTTAGATGATTAATGTATGACGTGTTGTCATGATTAGTATTATATCCAAAAACCGCGTTTCTGGCGTTTCTTGCAAAATAAATTGGTTTCTGTTGAAAATACAACACTTTTTACACAATGAAACATTTTGTCTTCAAACCAAATTGCTTGCGTTAAAACTGGTAATGCGGGTGCGGGGTGGGGTTACATAACGTTTTATGGTGAAAAAAAAGGGAGACACTTTTCAGCATCCCCCTTGAACCAACGAGCGCAATGGCAACCGCACTCAATTGCATTGTGCATTATTTAAAATGGGATGTCATCATCCATTTCAAATGTTTCTACGGGTTTTGTTTGTGCCCGTGGCGTGTCAGCACTTTCGCTTTTGCTGTTTAACATTTCCATTTTTTCACCAATAATTTTGGTTGTGTGGCGGTCGATACCATCTTTGGAATATTTTTCCGTTTTCATTTTTCCTTCAACGTAAACCTTTGAACCTTTTTTTAAGTATTCGCCAGCGATTTCAGCCAATTTGCCAAACAACGCCACGTTGACCCATTCGGTTACCTCTTTGGATTCGCCCGATTTATCTTTGTATTTTTCGCTGATTGCAATTGAAAAATTACAAACCGCTTTGCCGTCGGGCATGAAACGCATTTCGGGGTCTTTGCCCAAATTGCCGATGCCAATGAATTTATTTACAGCCATGATTAGCCTTCCAATTTAATGATTAATTGATTGATTTCGCCCAAAAACGCTATCGTTTCGGTTTCCATCTCTTTAATGAGATTTTCATCTCGTTCTGCACGCACAATCAGCAAGCGATTGCGCTTTGGCAGTCGGGGGTCGTAAGACACAAAGTCGCACCATTGGCGACCCGTGACCCACAATTGACATTGGATTTGTTTGTAATATTCGGGCGGTATTCTGTTGTCAAACAAATAACCGAGGTGCGTTGTAGTGTTGGGGCATTTGACCTCAATCAAGCCATCATCGCCAACAAGCCGGTCTGGTGACACGCCAAGCCACGGCATCGTTGGGTGCAACCAAAAGCCTGTGCGTTCAACAAAAACGTTTTTAGCCGCTTCGTATTCGATGCACGCAAATTGTTCTTGTTCAACGCCCCATTCCATAGCCGCATTTGTAAACGATTCACCCGTTGTCATTGTCAAACGTTCGGCAACCAATTTGACTTTGTATTTGTAACGCCCAACGGCTTCAGCATTGCCTTTGCCTTTGGACATTACGTCTGCCATGTTGCTGGCTGTAACGTGACCCAAACGCGCTTGTTTCCATGCGTCTGAGCCTTGCTCAATGTCAATGTATAACTGCTTATTCATTGATGCCCGCCTCGGTTAATTCTTGTTTGCGTGCGTTTTTAGCGGCTTCCAATTGCTTCATCGTGTCTTGATTACCGCGTGCTGTCTTAACTGTGGCAAAATAAATCTCGCGTAATTGTTCAAGCGTAGGCGATGCCATGATTGCCGTAATCATTACATCAACTTCAATTGTTTCTTCCTCGGGTATGTCAACAGCCGGAATATCTTCGCCCGCGTACACATATAAACCAATTCCAAACGTTGCAATGCATTTGGCTAAACAGCGCATCATTGCGTCTGAAATTTTGCGTGCGTCGGGGTTTTTTATAGCGTTGTTTTTGTTGTCCATGACAGGCAAATGCATATACATGGATTTACCCATCGCGTTTACAGTGCATGACACCATCACGGTTTCACCAAAATAACTTGGCTCATGGAAACCCCAATGTGCTGTTGGGTCTTCTTGTAATAAATAATCAACTGCCCATGCCCATGATAAGTATGACAAATTGCCTTTTTTCTCAATGTGCGGGTTGACGTTGATTTTGCGTAATTCAATAAATGTTTTCATGATTGCCCCATTTCTTGTTTTGCTAATTGTTTTGCCTTGTCTTCACAATAATCGTGAACCATGTCACAAATGATTGTGCCAATCTCCAATGCACCCATGTGGCCTTTTTCAATGGCTTCTGTTAATCGGGTTTTGTACGGTTCAAGGTTTGCGTCAAATAACGCATCCATAAACATTTCGTAATTTTGGGGATTCCAATCAGTCTGCAAATGCCGTTGTGTGCGCATTTCGAATTCGTGCATAAACTCGTCTGATTCGTGTTTGCGGCTGTCAAGCCATTGGTCATATACTCTACTCATAATTACTCCGTTGTTAAACATAGCACCCATTGTGCTGAATGTATTATACACAAATTTACAATATATGACACGTGACGCTTTAAATTTAACCATCCCTTTTCCACCAAGCGTCAATACGTATTGGGGTTTTAAAGGGTCAAGGCGTTTTCTTACGTCACGCGCAACGTTGTTTAAAACGGCTGTTAATGCAGAATTTACGCGTAATGGTCATGATGGTTTTGCAAACAAAAGGCTTCACATAACAATTGAGTTGTACCCGCCCGATAAACGCATACGTGACATTGACAACGTGGTGAAATCGACGCTTGACGCATTGTGTCAATGTGGCGTGTTTGACGATGATGGACAAATTGATGTGTTACACGTTGAAAGAAAAAACGTTATCAAATGGGGCGCGGCAAAAATAATTATTCAAACACTTGTGCCGTAATACATTTCCGTTTATAGTTGTGTGAAACACGGCTAGGCATGGATTGATCCCCATGTCGAAAAGCGTACTCCCCGTCTGCCGTTGTTTCTTTTTGGGAGATTTGCGGAGAGTGCAATGCACTACTATCAATTTAATGTTGGTGATTACATCAAAAACACCATTCATCTTTTGCCATTGGAAGATTTAGCATATCGACGTTTGCTTGATTTTTATTACGATTCAGAAAAGCCAATACCCAACGACATCCCATGGGTTTCCCGTCGGTTACGTTTGGATACGGATGTTGTTCAAAACGTATTGAATGAATTTTTTGAATTAACAGCCGATGGGTACAAAAATCATCGTGCAGACCTTGAAATTGGCAGTTATCACGAATACATGGCAAAGCAAAAAGCCAATGGTAGCAAGGGTGGCAGACCAAAGAAAACCCAAACGAAACCCACCGTTAACCCAAACCAAACCCAAAATAACCTTAAACAAGAAACAACAAACATAAACCATAAAACAATTAATAAGTCACAGCGCGGCACACGCCTCGCTCAAGATTGGGTTTTGACAAAATCATTGGGTGAATGGGCACAAACGGAACGACCCGATTTAAACATCAGGCAAGTTGCCGAACAATTTAAAGATTATTGGATTGCACAAGCGGGACAAAAAGGCGTAAAACTTGATTGGGCGGCGACATGGCGCAATTGGGTACGCAACAGCAAAGCGGCGAAACCAAATTTGTATGACGTTGCAAGGCTCACAGTGCCGATGAACAATGAGCCTGACCCTGCGCTTGAAAAGATTAAAGCAGATGAAAAAACAACTCGACCCCCAACCCAAGCCGAGCGTGAAATGCTGGCATCTTTAAAAAGGAAATCATGATGAGCAAAACATTAAAACTGGCCTATTGCGATTACATAGCCAATCTAATACATCAAACATTAATAAACAGAGACACCGAATGTTTGATTGACCAAGTTGGCATGGTGCAATTTGACCTCGGCGAATTTGGCGAATTTTGTTCCACCACAAAAACCATTGATGTATTGGATATGTTTGGCAAACAATATCGCGTCACAGTTCAAGAGTTGTAAATGCCAAGACCCAAACCACCCGAAAAACTTATTGGCAGACAAATACGAATGTCAGATAGGCAATGGATTATTTTTAACCAACTTGGCGGGGCTGAATGGTTCCGCGATTTGTTGGACAAAAAAGCACCAATGCCAAAACAGTATTACACCGCAATCATTCAACAAAAGGAAACGAATCATGACAGAACAAGACATCAGCCCGTTTAAGGCACTGGATTTTATACGCGACAACGCATCAGAATACGCACAGGCGAAAGCAAACGTCGTGTACATGACTGAGTATCGCAAGACAATTAAAGCGTCGCTAATGGCATCATCAAGCGAACGAACCGAATCGGCAAAAGAAACTTATGCGTATTCACATGACGATTACAAAGCGCATTTGCGTGCGTTGGAACAAGCCGTTGCCAAATGCGAACGTTTGCGCTGGCTAATGATTGCGGCAGAAGCCAAAATTGAAGTGTGGCGTAGTTTGGAATCATCAGCACGTGCAGAAGGTCGAGCAACAACATGACCAATCATAATAAAAGATATTTAAATTTTTACCCTACGGTTACTGAATTGGAAATTTGTTGGTTCATAGGCAGAAAACGGCACGAAATTACCAGTAAACAAGGCACAGAACGCAAACAAGACCCCACGCAAAACGCTTTGCAAATGTCTGTCGACGGGGTTATTACAGAATATGCAGTCGCAAAAGTGTTAAATTTAAATTTTGATTTAAACTGCGACTTTAGAAAATTTGGTGCTGATTTAACATTGTCTGATGGCAGAACAATTGATGTTAAAAGTACATTTACCGAAGGCGGCAATCTGAATGCCGTGAGTTGGTCTGTCGAAAAGCCATGCGACTTTTTTGTCTTGACTGAAATTCGCGCATCTCATGTGCGGCTTGTCGGCTCAATTGGGCGAGACAAATTCCTGCGACCTGAGAATCTAATAAATGTTGGTCGCGGTGAGTTTTATTCGGTTCCTCAATCTGCTTTAAAGTCATTTGATGAAAAATATTACAAAGAAACATTATGAGCAAGTCGCATCACTGGGGTGCATATTATGCCGATACCTTGACCTTGGACAAACGCCTTGTGAAATCCATCACATCAGACGCTTTGGCGGTAAACGTGACAATGCCCCTGTCATTGGTTTATGCACAGAACATCATCGCGGTAACACGGGTGTCCATGGGCTTGGACACAAAGGATTTGAAAAGCACTACGGCATCAGCGAACACGAATTGCTTGAATTAAGCAACAAACAATCTAGTTCCTTGTTTGTCAATAATTAACGCTTGTTTACGCGGTGCGCGGGCGGGTTCGTTTGGAATACTGACGTGTGTCCATCGGTCAAATTCCCTTATCACTTGGTCATACGGCAAATCAGATGCAATGATGGCACGCACCACCGCGTCAGGGGTCATGCTAGGCACGCGTAAATCAGCCGCACAACCTATGCGATGCTGTGATGTGTCTTTACTGCCTACCGCGTCGTTAACCGCTTTACTGCGAAACGCACTGTTAACCATAATTGGCTTACCGCCAAGTACGGTTTTGAGGTTTTCAAGGAATTCAGCCAATCTTTGAATGTTTGCCAATTCGGTTTCATTTGGAATGTTCTCCAGTTCGCGGTGGTCGGTATGCGTTAATTCCGCAAGCGTAAAATGTGGTGTCATTTTTTAACCCTGTCTGCAATTTTTTCCATTGTTCTGCCTCCAAAGTAAAACGACATAACCAACATACCCCATTGCCCAAGCAATTCAACGTATGCACCACGGGTTTCAAAATCAAAAATTGAGGCGGTAGCAAAGCCGGAATAGGCAACCAACAAGAATATAAGCGTCATAGGGCGTATATTTTTGGACAGCCAACTGTCACTAGCCATATCCGCTTCAACGCGTCTGGTGACGTTTTCTTGCTCAACCTCAAACAGTTTGGTTTCGTTAGCCATGCGAGCCAACTCACCGTCTTGTACCATTTTTTGCAGTTCAAACTGCGCTTTGGCTTTCGCCTCGGGGTCAGGTATCAGTTTGTCTATCAGTTTCCCGCCCACTTGCAAGAGTGCATCTAATCCCATCATCTTTGTTCTCCTTTGGTTTCTCAGAATCGTCTTGGTTCAATTTGATACCACTCAGGAACCCAATCATCCCGCCAATTAGGGTGCTGAACGCTGGTGAAATCATTTTGAAAATTTCCGCATTGTCCACCTCTTTTGCCCATAGCCCCAACATAAAGGCGACCACCATGCTTAACACGGAGAAACACAGGGTCAGCGTTACGCAAATTGTCACTGTGTAAACCAGTTTGTCTTTGGTGTTTTGCATAATATATTTTAGGCCATGTCATACAAAGATTTGGAAACGTCTGCGGTTTTCAAACATCTCGAGTTCAATCGTATTTTGTCGTGCGTTTTTATTATATAAATCAACAACAAAATCATTTGACACACGTTCTTTTTTATTTGCCTCAACAGCAAGCGCGTATTCTTCTTGTACTTTTTTTACAGCCGCATTAAACGCAATTGTCTGCACGCCTTGTCGCTCAATAATGTACGGATACCATTTGTCTAACGTAATCATTTTTTTTCACGCTTCAGTGCCTCTTGATACCCGTGGATGATTAAACTTCTTGTTTCCGCTGAATCCGCTGTGCCCGCCCATTCTGCTAAATTGTTCCACAAAACCACATAGTCCGCAGACGCACAATGTGCCGCATTGTTTTTTAACCACGCAATCATCTGCTGATGCCGTTCAGACGGATTGTGTATCGTATAACCTATGCCATAAAACTCACGCACGTGACAGCCATTTTTGGCTACGGCTCCTACCAATGCCAACAGCAATAACAGGAGCAACCAACGCATTTCATCTCAAATGCGCAAGCGATGAATACACGACACCCGCCATGCCAACAAGCATAGCACCGCACGCTTTAATCAATATTCCTTCTAGCCGTTTAAGCCGCGCACAAAGCATTTCATAACGCAATGTGCAAACGGCTTCATGGCTATCTAACCTTGCTTCAGTTTCGTTCATTTAAATTGCCCCTTGTTCCCAACCACCCGCAAAAGTGTATTGAGGGTTAGCGGGTTCAATAACAAATGCAACCAAGTTAGATGGCAAAACAGAACCGTTGTTAAACCGAATGTTTACGGCATAGCCATCGTAGGGAATAGGCGTAGGCGGGGGTTCATCGGGCGGCGTAGGCGGCAATGGTTCGTACACCGTACCAATAACCACAAAGTCAATGTCAGGATATGCAATCCATTTGCGTTTAACAACGGGTTCGGGTTGCGGTTCATCAATCGGTGTAGGCGGTTGTGGTTCGTACTCGTATTGAACCCAACCATTTGCATCAGCAAGTTCTACCCATTGGGCTTCATCGGTGAATGTGAATCTGTAATCCATGATGTTCCTTAACTTGTTAGGGCTTGGATGTTTGTATTTGACAAACGAATTGGGTAATACGCAATCTTTTTAATTGTTCCTGAACCGTATGGGCCACCACTTGTGTATGCATTTATGTTTAAGGTATCTAATCCAATTGGTAAAACTGCCGTTGTATCAGTGCCAACAGTACCACCATCAACACAACCCGCAATGTCGTTTACTGCATACGCAGTGGCAACTTTATGGCTTATAAATTGTGCGGCAGTAATTTGTATTTGCGTTTGTACTGCGCCATCATAAACAAAACTTTCATAATAAGTTGGCCCTTGCACACCTTCAATTTGAAATTGAGATGAGGATTTATATGTATTGAAATATCTACCGCCGTTACTTAAATTTGCTTGCGCGTAAAAAGTGCCTTGCCCTTGGTTGTACCAACTACTAAAGTTAGTTCCCGTCATGCTTGCGTTATCTTGTGTTCTTGTAACACTTGCTGAAGTTGTTGCTATGTATGAAGTTGCAAATGCGCCTTGTTCTAGTTGCGCGCCCCAAATTGAAATTGAACCTACAGAACTGCCAATTTGAAAATAGTATGCAGAAGCAATTGCAGTAATTGTAAGGGTGCAACGATACCAACCATTACCTACAGAAGTAATTGTTGACGTGCTACCAGTTGTTGCCCCATAATTTAATACGGCACTTGACGTGCCATTAATTAAATTGTAAGTACAACCCGCACCTGCGGTATAGCCTGAAGTTACAAGATATAAATCTAAAGATGTTGCTGAATAAGTTTTTGCATAAACACTTACAGTAAAAGCGTTTACGCTTAATGTGCTTGGAGTCCCTCGATAAAGAACCAACCCATTTGTTGTGCTTGAATAAGTATCTGCGCTTAAAGTGCCGTCAGGTGCTATTACTGTGTTGGCAGTAATGGTTACACCTGAATCAGGAACCCACGCCCCATTACTAAAATCTGCTGAGTAACTAACTAAATTTGTTCTCTGTTCTTCAATCAACAATCCTAATGATTCACCCGTAGTAGGGTTGCAGTCAAACCTTGCTTGATTACCGCCCGCACTTAGTAGAACGGGGATGTAGTTTGTGATGGCTTGCGTTGTTGTTACTGTGTATGCGGTTACTGAACTACGTTGTTCGGCTTGTACGCCCCACAAAGACAACGTGCGACCAGTACCTAAATAAGAAGAAGAACCACCATAAGTTAATGTCATATAAACTTCAAATTGCCACGTATTTGACCCTAAAGAACTTGATGTTACGGTACATCTATACCATCCACCACCCACCGCAGTAATAGAAGATGTACCAGTTCCACCACTTCTTATGTTACTTGCAACTGTAGTCAAATCAAAATCAATAAAAAAACCAACTCCTGTACGATAAATTTGAATTGCAAACGTAGAACACGTACCCGCTTTTGCGTAGATAGAAAACGTAGATGAAATATCTGTAGTGGTAACAATTGGCCCTGCAGTTGTCCAAATTGCATGATTATTATCGGTTATTGCTTCTGTTAATGTGCTTGCCGTTGAAGTTCCATCGGGGGCAGTTGCAGAACTAAGTGAAACTTGGTATTTTGTCCAATACCCATTGGCAATATCTTGTGAGTAAAGAACCGTATTTTGTTCTGCCATTGCAGTAGTTTTACCATCGTAGTAAACCGCAGGGGTTGAACGGGTAAAAGTAATGCGATTGTCTAATTGCTTGGTGTTAGCAAAGTCCAACAATAGGCTTGGCGCAATAGCGGGAAAGTTGGCTTGTATGCTCATGCTTGTTCTCCATCAGCGGGTTCGGGTGTATTGCCTTCAGCAAGCCACTTTAGGTAGGCTTGGTAATCGGTGTTATCGGGTGCGATAGGTATGCTTATGTTCTGACCAACGATAGTTACTGAACAAAGATTACCGTCTTTATCTTTTTGAAGTTTGTATTGAATCATTTATAACTCCGCTGAGTAGGCTAAAAAACCACCTGTGCCTGATGTTCTAGCATATAAAGGTCTATTTGCCGCAACCCCACTGGCAACATTCATTGTTACTGCCGATATTTGAGAACTACCTACTGCCGTACCAAATGCAATACTTGTCACGGCTACGGCTGGATTAACAGTATCCGCAAGAGTAAGTGAATTAAAAGTAGCGGTAGGTTGTGTTCGCATACGAACTGGATACAAATTAAAAAATTGCCCTGATGTATCGCCCGCACCCATACCGCTTGGGGCAACCACTTCAGCAGACACTTCACCACCAAATTTTACAAAATACCGCTGACAAAGTTGAAGTTCAGTTGTGTAAGGTCGCACATCAAACGATGTTGCTATGTTGCCTTTTTCTAGTTGAACGCCTGTAATGTAAAAGGTTGCGCCTACAGTATTAGCCCAAGTGTTTGCACCAGTTGAACCCGTTGTTCCATCAGCATTAGCCGCTTGCCAAGAACCCGCAGAAATAAGCCTACCCGATTGTCCTGTTCCCATGTTCCAACGAATAAAGATTCCTGTGCCATTCGTTGTTAACCACGTTCCAGTTGTATCGCCACCAATGCTTACTGTTTTCAATTCCCAAGTATTTGCAGTATTAATAGTGTATTGAGCCGCATAAGACCTATTATTATCTGAATTACTTAACGAAAAAGAATAGATACCAATTACGCTTGAACGAACCCAAAATGACAATGTAACTATTGAAGCATTAGAAGTTCCAAAACCTAAATCGGTGCAATTTAATCCTTCAATCTTTTGCCCAAAAAAACTATATGATGGGGATGCTGATGCCGTTGTGTTAGTCAACAACAAACTGTTTATAAATCCTGATGGCGCAGTTGTTGATTGAACGGATGTGTAAACATTACCTGAGTAATAATTTAAAAATCTATCAACCGAATAATCACCACCACCCGATTGTGTTGGGCTTACGCCTCTTTGTGAAATCATCATCCCGCCATTAATGATTCGATTGCGAAATCCTACAGTCATGCCCGTATTGAAATACGCATCGCCATTTTGATAAGCCAATGAACCTAAGTATTGATTCAATGGGATTTCATTAGGTGCGCTACCAATATCGGATTGCGTAACTACTGCAACGCCATTTTCAGTTAGCGTTGTAAAGTTACCCGTACTTGGCGTTGTGTTACCAATCGCGGGCGGGCTAGATAAATTAAGCGCACCGCCTAAAGTTAAATTGCCTGATGTTGTAACAGTTCCCGACAATGAAATGCCGCTAACCGTTCCTGTACCGCCAACGCTTGTAACCGTACCTAATGGGTTTGCCGCCCAAGATGTATCAGTACCATCGGTTGTAAGGTACTTACCATTGTTACCCGTTTGGCTTGGCACTAAAGCATTAAACGCCGCGTTAGCCGTAGTCTGACCCGTACCGCCATTAGCGATAGCAACCGTACCCGTAACATTTGCGGCATTGCCTGAAATGTTGCCTGTTACTTGCGACCCTGCCAAACTTAAAGAACTTAAAGTTGTTAGCGTTGCATTGCTTGATGCGGTAATGTTTGCCGCCGTGCCTGTCGTGTTTTGATTTAGCGTTGGTACATCACCCGCAACGATTGCCGCAAGTGCCGTATTAGTTCCATCTGAACGCAAATAATAGCCTGATGTTTGCGTACCCGACAACGCGGTAATAGCCGTTGCCGCCGTTGTTTGCCCTGTACCGCCGTTAGCAATTGGCAATGTACCATTAACGCCCGCGGTTAAAGATACGGTATTGTTAACCCATAAATCGGTGCTTGAGTTGTAAACAAGTGTTTGTCCTGTTACGGGCGTAACAATTGATACATCGTGTATTTCATCAAGTTCATATCCGTTTTGAACCTTGACTAACAATTTACCTTGCGTTGGATGCGCGTATTCAACAACGGCAACATAAACCAAGTGGATAGGTGCAGATGGTTTTGTAGCCGTTACCGCGCCCGCTACCGTACCGCTTAAGTAAAGTTGTGCGCCATCGGTGTATGCCGATGTATCCATGTTTGTAAGCAAACCAAAAACGGTTACATATCCGTTTGTATTGTTTGCTAGGTTGCTTGTTATCATGCCCAAGGTTTGCGCTGATGTTGAATCACCCGATGCAATGGCTTTTGATACGGTTGAAATCTGACCCGTAGCACCTGAGATATAAACAACCGTACCCTTAGTTAATGTCGCGCCCGTAGTGTTACGAATTTGCGTTAACAAAGTAGAAGCGGGGGATGCTTCCGATACCGCTAAGTTAACCGTTGTTCCTGATGGCGTTACAACAATAGAACCATCTGTAGATGTAATAGAACCAATCGCACCAAGGTTAGTTAATGCGCCGCCCGCCGTACTTGCACCCGTTCCACCATCAGCAATAGCCAAATCTGTAATGCCCGTGATGCTACCGCCTGTAATGGCAACGCTATTTGCGTTTTGGGTTGACATCGTGCCAAGCCCTGATACTTGCGTATTGGCAATGGCAATCGTTACATCAGATGCGGCGGTTAGTTGACCTTGCCCATTTACAGTAAATGTAGGTACTGCGCTTGCAGTTCCATAAGGCGCGGCGGTAACGGTTGTATTAGCGATTGAAAGGGTGCGGTTGGCGGCTAGGCTACCACCACCACTTAAACCCGTTCCCGCGCTGATTGTTAGGCTTGTAGGCGGTGCGCCAACATCGGTGTTAGACAAAACAACAACGCCTGTGTAGCCGTTAACGCTTGCCACTTGGTCGGTGTTATCAATCTTTTCCCATGCCGTACCATTGTAGATTGCCCAATCGCCTACCAACCAATCGGTTACACCGTTAAGGTTTGTATTGCCCGCAACGGAAACAACATAATAATAACCTTTGCTACCAACGCTAGATACAAGCGTAGGCGTATTGGTTGATGCGTTCCATGCACCTTGATAACTTACACCGCCTTGAATGGAAGCGGGAATTTGTGACAAAGGCACAGTACCGCCCGCATCTAGAGTAGCAACGCCTAAGGCAACGCCCGCGTTCAATACTGCCGCACTACCCAAGCCAAGATTAGAACGCGCATCAGGGGCGTTGGATGCACCTGTACCGCCATCAGCAAGCGCAAGGTCTGTAATGCCTGTAATGCTTCCACCCGTAATTGTTACGGCATTGGAATTTTGCGTTGACATCGTACCCAAGCCGGATACCTGAGTGTTTGCAATCGCAATCGGTGTTGCCGCCAATGCGGTTAACTGACCTTGTGCGTTGACAGTTGCCGTTAAAGTATTAGATGCAGAACCAAATGCACCCGCCGTTACCGTTGTATTGGCAATGTCGATTGTGCGATTGGCTGACAAATTACCACCGCCTGACAAGCCAGTGCCCGCAGTGATGGTTGTGGCTTGGTCAGCCGCGTTTAAATTTGTTCTTGCACCCGCCGCATCGCTTGCTCCAGTTCCACCGTCTGCGACCGCTAAATCCGTTATGCCTGTAATTGAACCGCCCGTTATCGCAACCGCATTTGCGTTTTGCGTGGACATTGTTCCCAAGCCGGAAATTTGTGTATTGGCGATTGCAATGGGCGTAGCCGCTAACGCTGTCAGTTGACCTTGCGCATTAACAGTTGCTGTTAACGTATTACTTGCCGAACCGTATGCCGCCGCCGTTACTGCTGTGTTTGCAATGCTCAATGTGCGGTTTGCACTTAAATCACCACCGCCCGATAAACCAGTTCCCGCGCTGATTGTGGTCGCTTGGTCTGCGGCATTTAAATTTGTACGTGCGCCGGAAGCGGTTGTTGCCCCTGTGCCACCATTGTCTAAATCCAATGTACCGCTTAATGTAATTGTGCCGCTAGTGGTTACAGGTCCACCGGTAAATGACATACCCGTAGTGCCGCCCGATACATCAATTGATGTAACTGTACCACCGCCATCAGTAACCCATTCCAGACCCGTAGCCGTACCATCTAAACCAAGACGTTTGTTTGCATTGCCTGTATATGATGGCAACAAATTAACCATCGCGCCAGCCGCTGTCGATGAACCCGTACCGCCATCGGCTACGGCTAGGTCTGTAATACCTGTAATTGTGCCGCCTGTAATAGCAACGCTACTTGCATCTTGCGTAGCGATAGTTCCCAAACCAAGATTGGTACGTGCCGCGCTTATTGTAGATGCATTAGTACCGCCGTTAGCAATAGGCAAAACACCAGTAATATCTGCCGTGGAAATATCCAACAAATCCCAAGATGTATTTGTGCCATCCGTTTTAAGATATTTACCAGTATTAGTTGCTTGATTTGGTGCAAGCGCATTAAAACTTGCGTTAGCAGTTGTCTGTCCAGTACCGCCGTTTAAGATTGGCAACGTGCCCGTAATGTCTGCGGTGGAAATGTCCAATAAATCCCATGCACTATTAGTGCCATCGGTTTTTAAGTATTTACCCGTATTGCCTGTTTGCGTAGGTGCAAGAGCATTAAATCCCGCGTTAGCGGTAATTTGACCTGTGCCGCCCAAATTAACTGGAACTGTTGTCAAACTAATTGTTGAGCCGTTTACAACAATTGGTGACGTTCCAACGTATTGAATTGTGCTAATAGGACCAACCGTGTCGGTAGTGCCATCAGAAAATGTAAAAACAAGGTACAACGAACCATCAATAACAACGGGTTCAACATCAGTTACACCACGACCCGAGACGCCCCTGTCAACGCGAACAATAAGGTTGTTTCCGTCAACAACAACAATTTTTTGTATAGCCATTTTTTACCCCTTAAAGAACAGTAACACCATCCGAACGAACCAAGAACATCAAGAAAATGATGTCATCTTCGGCGGGCGTTGGGGAAGCGGCGGCAAATGCAAGTTTAATTTTTCCTGTAAAACATACAGGATTTTGTTCGTCAATTTTTAACTGTGGGTCAGAGTTAATCAAACCCCAAGCCGTATCGTCAATGACCAGCGTGAATGAACCGGCGGCATTAACCTTGTTGGCAATCGTTAAGTTGATAGGCGTAGGAACTGTTGCGTAATTGGCAACGTCAAACGATAACCCATTACGGGTATCCACTAGGTTTGAAATCTGCCTACGAGCAATGTCCGCCGTAATAGTTGCAGTGGTCAAATTTACGGGTGCGCCGGCAACATCAAGAATCGTCAGATTCCAATACCATCGTTGGTTATAAACCAACTCGCCAGTAATCAGTGGGTTGTCAAAGCCGCTAACTTGCGTTATGACATTTTTGGAAAAGAGCGCCATCGTTGCGTTCCCTATACATAGGTGGAACATCCGCGTACTCGCGGGGGAATGTGTCTTGTCTTTTGTATATTCTAACCGCCCAAATAAATACAAGCAATCTGCTGTATGTCAGTTGGGCTAGAAAAAGTTATTGCCTGACGGGATTTTGCAACTGTAATAGAACGAACAAAATCATCCGCTTGTTTCATACCTTTGCCAGCAATGGAACTTGTAACGATTAAATCGCCAATTTCAATGTCACCGCCTTCGCCGCATACATTGATAAGTCCTTCACCCAAAGCGTTTATGTGGATTACCTTTTGCCCCGCAGGGATAGGGTAATACATTGGGTTAGGGATAGGCGTAGGGTTTGGTACGGGGTTGCCTGTAACGGGGTCAATTTCTCCTGCATCTAAATATTCATTCCAATCAGTTGGCGGTACATCAAACACTTGGATACAAACGCCAATTACGCCCTTTTGGTTTGCGGTTGTGCTTTTCTTGTAAAGCATAACAATGTTTGAAACATCTAACACCGCTTCAATTTGGTAATCAACAACAATGTCGCCAACAATCGGCGTTTCAGTTACTTCAATCAAACCATCGTGCGTTCCTGTAAACGGCAAGTAACCGCCCGCAGAATAAATGCCGCCTGTTGTAGTTTGCAATGAATAACTAGCATTACAAATGTAGGCATCAAATAGCAAAGTTACACCGCTTGTATCATAGCGGCGCGTAACTATTGCGCTTTCTGTTGTTGTGTTGGCTACAAACGCTTCTGCAATTCTTGCCGTTGCCGTAGCACCGTAATATGCAAAATAACCCGCATTGTCTTGACCGTCTAATGTTGTTGCATTAAAAGGAACTAAAGAAAGGTTGCCCGCAGTTCCAATGCTTCGGTTGTATCGGCTATTAAATGCAGATGTATTTGTAGATAAGGAACACGATGTATAAAAAGAATTGTAGTTTAAATCATAAGTTGCAAACGCCGCAATTGCCGCCGCACCATTTGAATAAGTAGATGCGCCAAAAGCCGCCGCTTGATTTGATGATGGTGTTTCTTGGAACGCCATTAACGCAAAACGATTGTTTGTTGTTGATTCAAAACCGCCTACACCTGAAAAACCATTAAGAACTACACCCGCATTACCAAGTGTAAAAACCCCGCCGTTTAATGTGCTAGTTGTTCCTGATGTAATTTTGTCAACCGTCAAACTGTTTGCGGTAATTGCACCGCCATCAATAAACGTAGTGGTTGTGCCGCCTGAACCAACGGAATTTGAAAGGTTGGTAAAAGTAACCAAACCATTTAAGTTTTGCCAAGTAAATACCGTACTAATTGTTTCGCTATAAGTGCCGCCAAAAGTGTTTTCTTGAAACACAACAAGAACCGCCCAATATTTATTGTTAGCAGATGTTGTTGAAACCGCGCTTGGGCTAAATGTTGTAGCCCATCCGCTTGCAGTTGTAGTTGCGGTTTGCGATGAAAAGTTATACGCAACTTCGGATGTTGTTGGTGCGGTTGGTGCGGTTGATTGCCCCGTATTGTAGAAAAAATATACTTGTGCATTACGAGGACCCGTACTTCCGGAACTTCCATCATCAACAACTGCCATTGTGATGCTTCTTGTAATTGCACTTGTTAAATTACTACCGTTAACAACTAAAGATGCGGTTACATCTGTTGCGCCTGAATCGGGCGTAATGGTAATAGTAGAAGCAGAACCCGTTGTTGGCGTTGCGTTAGTAATTGTCCATGCGTATGTAGGCGATGTAACATTTTGCGTTACCGCGGTAAGCGTAGCCGTAGATGGCGTAACAGTCCCGCCGCTTGACCGTGAAAATACTGTAAACCCTGATATATCTACAAACGGCCCTGCCGCGCCCGCGCCCGCTACGGGTGTCCAAACAAATGCGCTACTTGCCGTACTTAAAGCAGATTGCCCAATTTCATTACCAACAAGGTAAGCAAAATAATAAGTTCCCGTATTGATAATATTGTTTGTAAAAGTATAGTTAAAGTTGTTACCAATAGGTTGGCTA